GCCGCTTCTGTTAGCATGGGGTGGTATACACCACAGGCACCTTGCCAAGGTTCAGAGCGTTCTTCAATCTTTAAACCAAGTAAATCTAACCCATCTATGTAGGTAGATTCCCAGTCTTTTCGGGCGTTCTTGTCATTATTAAAGTCATCTAGCAAATCAGAGACTAATGAAGTTAAATCGGACTCATCCATGTACTCTGCAAGGTTCGCATCAAACCCTGGCTCTTGTTCCATCTCTACATCAACTTCCGTATCAACAGGGTCCATAGGATCGCCAATATTGACTTCTATCGGAGCTTCGTCATCTTCCGTTAAAAACGGGCTCTGGGGTTGCATAGCTTTAAAAATGTTGTTTGGGACTGCAGACATGGGCCGATCCTTTAAGTTATTTATTTGTTAGTAATAGTTAGCACGTTTCTTATATATCCAGCTGTCTTCATCAATACTGTCTTTAGAGGAGCCTATGAAGCCTCCAGAACGGAATCTAGCAAGAGCTAAACTCACAGCATCTACAAAGTCATCATTCCTACCAGAAGGGAAGGACGCAACCTCATCTATCACTTCTTCAGCCCAGCGAGTAGACGGAGCCCATACTTTACCAGAAGCAAACATATCAGACACAGCATTAAGTCGTGATATCTTATCTTGTCCTCGTGACGGTGTAAACTCTTGTACAGGTATGCCCATACGCCTTAATTCATATATAAGGGGCGCACCTGATGCTTTCTTCTCAATAATAACACCATCAGGCTCCCACTCCTTGTAAAACTCTAGTGTTTTAGCCTTTAGTTCTGGAAACTCTAGTCGTTCTCTCCAAGCCTCTAAAAGTATTAAGTTCGGCTGGTCTCCATCCTCTGGGTTGTTCCACACTCCAAATATCACTATCGCACTGTAGTCAGCACTGGTCTTTTTCTCAAACGCCGTATCCATTGACATTAACAAAAAGTCGCACTCGGGAGGCTTCTTCTCTTCCCACTTCTGCCACCACTCTCTCTTAACTATCGCCGTAGACTCAGATGTGGGTTGTTGCTGGTACTGTGCTTGCCATTTGCCGCTGGGTATCTCAGCCTTTACCGCCATTAACTCTTCAAGAGGCCAGAACTCAGGCCAAAGCGGGTTGCCACTAGGCAAAATAGCAGGGAACTCAATAACGTCCCATTTATCCCCACCCATAGCAGCAGACTCTAATATCTGCCCTGTTAAGTCCCTAAGACTCCAGCGAGTCATAACTATTATGATCGCCCCACCCGGTTGTAGACGCTGCCTAGGTCCAGATGAATACCAACTAAACACCTTGTCGTACACTTCAGGGTTGTACTGAGCTATAACAGCATCCCCTTCACTATGAGGATCATCAATTATCAGTAGATCAGCACCTTTACCAGCAACCGCTCCGTTAATACCAATAGCAAAATAGTCACCTCCTGAGCTTGTGTTCCATCGTCCAGCTGCCTTTGAGTCAGTCTGTAGCCCTACACCCGGAAATATGGACTGGTACTCGTCCGACCCAACTAAGTTCCTCACTTTACGTCCAAAGCCCACCGCTAATTCTGCAGTGTGCGAACACTGGATGACCTTCTTCTCTGGAAAGCGCCCTAAGAACCAAGCAGGTAACAGATAAGACGAAAACTCACTCTTGGTATGCCGAGGCCCTAAGTTAATAATAAGTCGCTTACACTCGCCATTAGCCACCCTCTCGAACTCTTTTGCCATACGTGCATGATGCCTCCCATAAATAAAGCCGGGCCACACTTCCTGCACAAACGATAAGAAATTACCCTGTGCTTCCTCTCTAGACTTACGTTTCTTTAGTTCTTTTATTAACTGCGCTAAATGTATTCTGTCTGATTCTGGTAGGGTGGCGAGTTTTTGTTTCATCTCCTCCATTAGCGCCCTCCTCGCAATTCTTCATCAGTAAGCTCTGTCCGTGTATCTTGCACCTCTTTTACTCCGGCTAAATCCCCTAAAGAATATGTGGCTAGTAGAGATGATAATTCTGATTCTAATTCGTTGGTAGGTTTGTCTGTTGTAGTTACTTCTATCTTGGTACTGAACAGCCCAATCTCTGAAACCTTACCTAGCATCTCCAACGCTTTTATAGCTAACTTAGGGTCTTCACTTTCTGCCAGCTCAAACATCTTAAAAATGAGGTACTGACGCATTTTGTTTGTAGCATTGGGGAGATTGTAGTCAAACTTCTTTAAAAGCTTCTCAAGGGCTTTGGCGGCGCCAGAAGTGGTAGGTGCAAGTGGGGCGTCTGGTTGCTCTAAAAAGATACTCAGGGCCTCGGTCTTTTCTTGGTGAGTGTATTCGGGAGGGAGGTCTGCGTGTGCAACCCCATTATTCAATAAAAAGCTTCTATCAGCAAACACCTCTCGTGCCTGTAGATATGCACTGGCTGTATCCCTCTCTGAAGGAGCTAAGAGGGCCTCTAATTCTAGTACTAAGTCTAAGTCAGAATCCATAATTTACCGTTATTCGCAGAACTAAAAGTTCAGATACCCTCTAGACTAGCATCTTTTTTACGGGGGTGTCAAGGTATTTTTGGTGGGGCTTGGGGGAATTTGTTTTTTAGTATGCTGAGCTCAGCATACTACTTTTTAATTGGGGGGTCAAGTTTTTAATTTTTTGCAAAAAATTTTTTAGGGTTTTTGTTTTGAAAGGCTTGGGGGCCTTATAGGGTAAGGGGTAGGTGGGTGTTTGGGATTTGAAAATTCTACTAATTGTTTGTGTGGAACATAGTATTAGCGCAGTACGGGACTCCGAACGTAGAAGGGGGGCTCCCCCACCCGTATCCTCAGCCTAGACGTTAGCCCACGGATACCAAGGGCTGCGGGAATCCTGTTCCCCTGAAGCTGGACGTTAGTTGACAATGGCGGACAAGTATGGGACAATGTATCACCGTTTAGCAAACGGCGCACGACCTAAGTTAGAATCCTCTAACTTAGCTAACCTTTATAGGAATACATACAATGAACACTGAATCAAACAACGTACAAGCCCTCGCTCTATTAGTAAACCTTTTAAATACTAATGACGACTACGATCAAGGGCTTAATGGTATGACTGCACTATATGAAGCCCGTAACAAGCCTTTAAAGGCTTTGCGTGATGCAGGTTTTAAGAGTGTCCAAAGTGGTAAGGCTTTGAGATATAATAAGGACGCTCAGCCTTTGGCTGGTGAATATAGTTACTTCATAGCTACCACCGAATTTGAAGCCCGACTATTAGCAAAAAACCCAAAGGCTAGCAAGGCTCAAATTGATGCTAACAACAAACAAAGAGTGGCAAGCCTTAATTTTTGGCTAATCAATGGCAAGTTTACCACTAACGTAGGTAAGGACAAAGCAAGGCTTGAGCATGAAGTTGCGGCGGAAAAATTCAGTGATGCAAGCCTTGAAGCCTTAAGAATAGCAAGCACAGCCAAAGTATCAGCCCGCCAAGCACTAGAAAATAAAAAGCTAGTGGATGCAAGCCTTAAAGTAATATCGTCCACCAAAGCCACCATAGAGCGGTTAAAAGGTAAGGACGATGAAATATCAGTAAATGCTTTAAAAATTGTTACCGCCAAAGCTAAGTTAGAACAGGATAACTTAGCCACTCTTAAAGCCAACTTGAAAATTGCTGATAAGATTGCTAGCAAAGCACAGGCTGATAAAATTAAGGCTGATAAGGTAGCACAGGACGCAAAGCAAGCAAAGGACAACAAAGCACAGGCTGAGCTGGATAAAATCAACAAAGCACAGGATATGAAGAAAATAGCTAACGAACTATGCAACAAGTACACCACTGAGCAAATCGAACAATTAATCGAAGCCTTGCATAACGTAGTAGATATTTAAACCCAACCAACCAAGCCCTCGAAAGAGGGCTTTTTTTTGTCCAAAATTTATTTTGAAACCTGTTCTTGAAACCTGTTACGTCTATTACGTTGCGTAAATTACGTTTGGTCTGGGCTGTCAGGCAACATGAGTGGTTTGTGTGTGGAGCTAACAACTTAAACATGGCGCAAGACCAGCAGGGGCGGGAGTTAAGAAAAAAAGGTCTCTATATATATATTATAATTATAATAATAATAATAAGAGAATAGTTTTTTATTTTTTCCTCTTTTTCAGCCTGTTATACGTGGTACGCTGAGATATACATTTTCTTACTCTCTCTCGCTCACATTTTCAAAACAATAATAACATACATTTACACCCAACCTAAACCCTCCAAGCCACACCACATACGGCTGAGAAATAACGCAAATTGTTAGCGCCACAACCTAACCTTGACTCTATCCTGACAGGAATATACAATAAAACCCTAAAAACAAGACACAACAGGAAAACACAATGAAAACCGAACTCAACCCTAAAAACTTGCCAATAACCACAAACCGATACAAAAATGCCTTAGAATTAGCTCACAGACTAAACAGGATATTTGCAAATGAGTACGCTTGTTATAGATATGCAGTTAAGCACAACACGACCCAAAATAGACTGGATAAGCAAAAAAAGGCACAAACTGACCTAGCCAAGCAGATTGCAGATAAAGACAGACGCAACAAAGTAATAGATGCTTTATACGACCTTGCGAACTATACCTATATAAACAAGAGCACTGGTGCAGTATCAACCCAACCCAAGTACACCATTAAGAGAGCTGTTAAGGAGGCACTAAGCCCTAAAAACCAAACCGTAGTATGTGATACTACGCCAACCCAAGAACTAACCCAACTACTAACCCAAGAACTACTGCAACACCACCTGTATTACGACCAAGAGTTAGGCACGTTTGAATGGAATGAAGGATCACTGGCAGGTACGATAGTTAAGTTCACAGCTACTTTTGCTAAACCGATGAAGCCTCAAAACCCTTACACATTGCCAATAAAACCTCGTAATTACAGACCCTCACATGCAGGATACAGCGTAGTATCAATGGAAACCTACCTAACAGAGGTAGAAAGGGCTAAAAGCAGTAAAATGGGTGCAAAAGGTGTAAAAAATGCTAGATTTGCCTATGCTAGGCAGTATCTTATAAGAAACCCAGACAAAACATCAGCACTAGCGACAATAAAGGTGACTTATTACGTGTTAAGCCATAAAGAATCGCAACAATATCCTAGTATTACCTTAAAAGTAGGCACAGTAAGACGAAAATACCCAGCTCAGCACTTAGCGTACTTATATATGGGTGCAGGAGGTGACTGGAACTACACCAACGGCTTAGATAACGCATACAGGGTAAATACCACCACTGCGCCACAAGGACTGAGGCTGTACTGCCACAAGACCAACAAGCCCAAACACATGCCGTGTAGAGATGGGGACGCATTGAACTTGAAGTGGGAGAACATTAAGCCTGACGAGATAAGCACTGCGACTATCACTAAAGACCCGACTGCTGAGAAACCACCTCGCATACTCACCTGTAAACGTGTGTACAGCTACAAGAGGAACATAAAGGTGATAAAAGGGCACTGGGTTGTGCATAACATAGGTGGAGATGCGTTCTACGCATGGTCGTTAGATGATGCGGAGCGTGAGTTCAACAGGAGGCTGGCAAGAGTTAAGGGAACGAAACAAAGGCTAAGGAACGGTGATGTGCTGGTGACGAGATAGGAAACAGGATTCAAGGGAAAGCACCCCTAAAACAGATAAAAACTAATTAAATCAAACACTTGACAAACGCTTCAAAAGGGCGTATAATATGTACTGTAGTTTGAAGAAAGAGAAGAAAGATTCACCGCCTCAAGCGGTAGCCGTAGTATTGATACTACACCGAGCTAAGTTAGATCGACCTAACTTAGCACCAACAACACTTAATAGGAATACAGACATGAACAAATACACAGGTTTTAAAAGAGCAACAAACGAATTTTACCCCATTTTTGATGGGGACGACATAGGTTGGCAGGAAGCCGACACTATCTTTATAGGTATAGATGGTAAAAACCATACAGGTGCAACTCCTAGTGAAGAAGATGTTGCACTATTTAAAGAGTGGTATTCCACTAACCCTCATACCGCTAGGCGGTACACCATCAGCCATGTAGATACATGCTGTTCAGACTACTTTGGTGGGCATCACTTACCTAACTTCTCCATCATGGTAACAGGCGAGTCGACTTATGCGTATCTTAAAGAAGTAATGCTCGACTGGCAGACTACAGACCACCTAGACCATGAGCTGTTCAGAGATAGCGAGGACTATAATAACTTCCGTGATGCAGTTGAGGAGCTGTTCCAAGACTCAGAAGAAGCGGGCACTATGGACGACACGTTCGACCCACGTATTGATACACCACAAACAGAAGAAAAGTGGGAGTATTGGGACTGCTGTGCGTTCTTTGTTGTAGAGATGGAAGAAGATAAAAGCGTAGTATGTGATACTACAGGAGAAGATCATGCAATATAAAGAACTATCAGACGAAGCAAAAGAACAAGCGTTCAAACGGCATCAAGAGTACGCCCAATCAAATGATTACTACTGGTGGGAGTCAGTGGAGGAGTATTGGGTTGAGAAGCTAGAAGCATTAGGCATACACACAAGCCTAGAACAAATGCACTTCTCAGGCTTTGGTAGTCCAGGTGATGGCGCATGCTTCACTGGTAGCATTAACCTTAAGCAGTTTCTTGAGGCACACCCTGATCTAAAGAAAGAACACGCTAAGTTGTATATGGCTGTAATACCGTTCGACCATCGAGGTGCGGCTTGTGAGTACTATGATATAGAACTTAGTAGGATATTAGGTAGCAATTACTCACACCACAACACAGTACACCTAGGGTCTTGGGACTTGAACATACTACCTGAGCTAGATGATGAGGAGGGTGAGGACTATGAGCGGTTGTTTATAGATGCTAAGGCTGACATAGAAGCCCAATGCAGGGACTATATGAAAGAGATATACCGTGATTTAGAGAAGGACTTTCAGGATAGACATAGGCAACGAGGATGAGTACATGCAGTCGATGGAGTGCTTCCTTGAGAGCGTGGACTATAAAGATTTTGATGAAGAAGGAGAGCTGACATGACAGAGGAGGAGCGCCAGAGAATATCAGAGCTGTTATTAGAGCGTATGCTAAAAGAAGCGATTAGATATGCCCCCCTAGGCACGGAATATATTGAGCGTTATAAAAACTTTATAGCAACTAAAACAGATGAATACCTATTAACCCGACTAATTAACCCTAATACGAGGAGGTACTAATGTACTCAGCACAGATAAATAATCACGGCAACGTGATAGTATGCAAGGGGACAGACGTCCGTAATTCGTATAAAATAATAGCTACGGGCACATATCAGGAGATGCTTGCCTTAAAGAAATAATTTAAATGACCCTAGCTGGGAGGGAGGGCGACCTATTCCCCAGACAGGCGTATATCGGAGTGTGGGCTGTGTCAACAACACCCGAGGTAGTAGGTGTGAATACCTTTTACAAGCAATAAGTGTATGATTCCATTTGCATGCTACTACACCCAACCCAACCTATAACACACAACAGGATAAGAACATGAGCATAACCAACGAACTAAGATTGGAAAGAGAACTGAAAGCTAGAAGCGATGCAATGAACAGAGTATTGCTAGGGCACGAGGAAGATATACAAGAACTGCATGATAAGGTGGAGTTTTATAAGCGTGTGGTTGCCAACCTAATGGCATTGATTATATTGTTAGGGCTAGTAGGTGGCTATGCGTACTACTTAAAGGATACATCAATGCCTGTACTGGCATGTGAGCAGGAGAAGTCTAAGCACAATAAGAAAGGTGATGACAACTACACTATAAAAGAATACACATTAACTAAATGACGTAAGCCCTTGACATATAAGGGAAAGTAGCGTATAATAGTACCTAGATTGAAGACTCACCCCCTTAAGGGGATGGCAACCGTAGTATCAATACTACACCGAGCTAAGTTAGATTAACCTAACTTAGGTAACAACAGGAGAACAACATGAGTGAATTAACGATTAGAACTAATGGGCAGTATAGACCTACCTTAAATTGGTACGACCTATTGCCAAAAGAGCAGGAAGAGTATGCTTACTTAGAAGAGGAGGGTGGATCATTCTTTAGATATAGAGGCTGGACTTATTTTCTTGGGGACTTTATGCGAGTAGATAACAATGCACCATTTACTGGGTGGGACGGCTACCATAGCGACAGCTTCTTTAGTGGTGTATTGGTTAAGTATAGTAACTGCGGTGATGCAGTTAAAGTGGGTAGGTATTGGAGTATAGGTAGCTACCTTAGTTAGGTAACAGGATTCAAGCGTAGTATGTTCGTACTACGCAACTTTTAATTTGGAGCACGACATG